CGGCAGTCCCTGGACGAAGTTTGGATTCCAAAAGACGATCCGCAACAAACTGAAGTGCCGGCGGAATAATCAATTTTTGTCCACGAACCGAAACTCTAAGTCCCCGTTCGTCCACATAACCCGCAACGTCAATAAGCCCATTCTCAAGACTTGTCTCGTTCAGGTCAGCAGCGGTACTTGGCTCATTGGCCCATGTGTTGCCATTCACCAAGACATGAGCCGTGGAGCAAAGCTCCAGCCCATCACCACCTACAAAGTTGCTGTCAAAAGCATTGTTCAAGGTAGCAGCACCCTTCACCTGTTTGGTGTTGGCCATGCTACGTGCCAAAGCTTTCGTATAGCGGGAAGCTAGACGATCATAGAGGTTATCCTCAATTGCTTCTTCCGTAATGGAAAAGGCAAGTGCGATAGTCTCCATGGTATACCTGGCGGTATACGCTTCCTGTGCATCATCAAATGAAACAGCAGTTCCTTCCGTTTTTACTGGGGCTGACCCAAAACCGGAAAGCATGACCTCCTCCTCAAATGCACGTTCTGAGGATTCCGTGTCATAAATCTCTGCTGCTTCGTTATCGTACCTGGCGTACTCAAGTCCAAAAAGGGCGTTGAGGCCAGGCTCTAGCTCTTTCGCTAGTTGAGCTCTTGAAATAGCCATATCTCAACTCCTCTATACGCCAGTAACGGAAATGGTTGTACCCGCGTTAGCGGAACCATTTGGCGCGTTAAAGTGATTGTTTAAACGAACAATTACACCAACACCAGCCGCCGTGAAATCCAGGTTCTCTGGATTGTCTTCCCATCCCATAATCCTGAGATGGAAATCCGGTCCTGTGGTTGCTGCTGTGCTGATATCAATCGACGCCGAAGAAAGACCTGTAGCGGTTGTACCGCTTGTTGCTGTCGCAAACTGTGCGTTCTTAAATCTATCAGCAATAGCAGTTGCCTTACTGGTCCACGTAGCATCGGTGGCTATCACAAACAACTGGTTCGGGTCATCAGCAACATACGCTTTAACAGGATGATTGCTGTCTGCACCTGAACCAGGCCAATGGTTACTAAACGTAGGCTTCAATGTGGTACTCGCCACATATTCACAACCCATGAAAGCACCTAGCAAACTAACGGTTCCACCAGCAGCGGCCCCAACTATGTCTATATATCCCGTGGTAAGCGGGATAACGGGGCTACCCTTGTAGATAGCGTTCGTATTGCCACTGGCAATTTCATACATTGTGTAATTGGCAGTACCAGTCGAGTTAGCGGCCTGTCCCAATATTCCTATGGGACGTAGACCAAATGCTCCTTGACTGTTGGCCATATTATTTTACTCCTGGTCCCCTTCTTTGGAACCTCCAAAAGTTACACGGGATTGCCGATCAGGTTTACTAATCGGCATCGACGGGTGCTGCTCACGAGCTAAATCGTTATCAACAGCCGTCATTTGTTGGCGGGTCATTCCCCGGAAATAATCTTTGCGTTCCTCGACGATCTCCAATGGGATCCTTGCTAACAACAGTCCACCTACTCCTATAACACCAGCATGTTGTCCATTCTGGATGGTAGGAATATCGAAGTCCGGGTATTCTTCTCCCCGCACCAGTTCCCAACCCTCACGGGTTCGGGCTGATACGTTTTTACGGTCATCAAACCCCGCAACTTCAGATCGTATCCACCTGTGGGTATAACCTTCGGGTGGTGGTGGCGCCTCCAATATGGATGGCGGTTTCCAAGGTTCCCGGCGTGTCTTCTTGGCACGGGTTTCATTGGTTCGAGGCGTCCGTGTAGACTTTTGGCGAGTTGTGCTCTCAGTAGTATTCATGATCAATCCCTCACATATTTTGCGTATTCTTCAAGTGGCACATTGAGCCTCTTAGCAATCGCAACCTGTGAGGGCGTTAACCGCACAGTTTTTCGTCCACTCTTATTGCGGGACTTAGAAGCCTCGGCTGACGCAACCTTACGGCTTCCCCCGTTTGTTTTCGACTTTGCATCGAATTTATGAGGAAATTCAGTCCTCATACGATTGTCAAGCTCAGAATAGTACTCATCAGACTGTGGGTCAAACCCTTCGTCCTCTATAAGCCGTCTATGCACCCCAAAAGCAGCATATGTCATAACTTCGTCGTTCCCAAACCAATCATTCTTCTGCGCCCAAGCTTGTGCTTTGGGATCAGGGGGTGGCGCGGGTTGCTGTTGTTGAGGTGCGGGTTGCTGTTGTTGAGGTGCCGCTTCGTCAACCTTAACCTCCCGTTGGGCTTTGGCTAATTTTCCTTTTTCCAAAGCTAGATTGGACAAGGCTTCCTGGGCTTCAACAATTTTATCTACATCACCACTCTCGTGGGCTTCTTTAAGAAGACGTTTTGCAGAGTCAAGTTGTGAGGTAACCCGGCTTCCAAATTCTTCCTGATACCCTTTGTCCAGGGAATCCAGGCGTTGTTTAAGGGATTCGTTTTCTTTACGGACATTCTCCGCAAACTCAACGGCGGTCTGCTTTTGCCGTTCCTCTTCGCGCCATTTATGGGTCAGATCCCCAATGCGTTTCTTGACGCCAGTACTATACTCTTCAAGCTCGTCTTCCTGGCCAGCAGATTTTTCTTCTACTTCAGGTTGGGATGATTCTTCCTTAGACGGGGCAGGTTCTTCCCCTACATTAACGTCTACGGCAGATTCCTCAGAATCCCCAATATCGATTTTAGCTTCCTCAATTGGCATGTCATGGTTTCCATGGTTCTCTTCTCCTTTCTAGACATGTTTAATATCGTCGGGCTCTAGAATTGTCGCAATGACTTCGTCGTCATTAATAATACGAACTTCACCGCCATCAATTCTGAAACGAGCTCCGGCGTAACGGCCAATGCAAACCCACTGGCCCTCTTCGCACCATGGCGTCTGGGACTCTCCAAATTTATCCGAGTCCTTGTAAGCCAATGGTCCAACCTTCACAACGTAAGCCACTACCGTGGCCAACGCTTCTCGATCCCGTACAGCATCAGGGATATAAACACCACCATCCGTGGTAGCCTTCCCCATGTACGGCATTACTAAAATTCTCCATCCTGTGGGCTGCGGAAGACGGTCACTTAGTTCCACTTCCAGACGCTCTGGATCAAGTACCCGCTCCTTCTTCTCAACATAAGCGGCCCCAACAGCGTTGGTCTGTTTTTCTTCCGTAAGATGATCAGGCACATAAAGTGTTTTTGTCATTCGTAGAGCTCTTTCTCTGATTCTTGCAAGGCATCCTTAACTTCTTGTTCGGAAAACTCAAGACCTTTCAGTTCACCAACCAATTGTCGATAGGATTCCATGTCCTTGACGCCACCCTGAAGGATGGCTTCCTGGGTCAATTTGATACGATCCTGGATAGCTTTCAGAACTGCATATGCAAAAGTAGTCGGGTCGCCCAATTAAAACGTACCCACGAAGCGTTTCCCTCGAACCGCACCGCCTGAAGCATACTTGATTGGATCCCGTTTCCCGTGGGCCATTCCACCGTGCATGTAGCCTAGCTCATCGACCATGCCGCCCATATTATATTCACTACTTTTACTCAAATATAATCTACGAAGCTTAACGTCCGACATCTCATTCATGGTTGAACCCATAGGATCTAAGTTAAGCTTCTTAGCAAGCCATGCAATATCCTTGCCCCTAGCTTCAGGACTAGAGTATTCATAATTATCTTCAACAGTCTCAACTGTTTCCCCTTTTTTCGGATCTGGCATTAGTACACCTTCGTTTTCTTGGCAATGCCGCCATCATTCATCTGAATGTACTCGTTCAGGAACACATCTTCCGTAGGCATGGGAGGGGGAGCGTTTCGCGCCATGAAATTAGCTACCCGTAAATCATCACGGGGCGAAAGGGTAGCTCTGGGATTCCGAGCCAGCTTGTTTATGGAATCAATCGTTGCTCTGCTAGGCATTAGTACACCTTCGTCTTTCTGGCGATACCGCCATCGTTACGTTTCAAATAACCGGCACCAAAGTACTTCCTTGGCTCAAAGCCGCCAGTTCCTGGGTGAAGTCCTCCAGTTTGGAATCCTTCTAAATCGTTGGCCTTCTTAGCTTGGGCCATCAATCCTCCAGCTTCCTTCTTGGAGATGTCCATCTGGTCCGCCATCTGGGAAGTCAGGTTTCTTTTCATGACCTTACTCCGAATGTTTCACGTGAAACATTAAAACGTGCCTTCTCCGTCATTGTCGTTGTAGTAACGACCACGGACCTGGGCTTGCGTTCCACGGATCAGCTTATGGCTTTTCCAATCCATCTCCGTGCGGCCCCATTCTACAGGAACATCTTCTGTACCATGGGTCACGTCCACCGCTCCACCTTCCGCGAAGCCGCTCACGTTCTTGGCAAACTGCGCCCGTTTACGGGTAGTCTCGGAGAAATCATCGGGGTTCGCCAGTACTTCTCTGGCATACGCTCCCGTGGACTTGTCCGCCCGTTTCGCTGCCGCACTAAAGGAACCCACGGTTCCCTTTGCTTTCATGCGGTCAGTCGCTTTCTGGATCCATTTATCAGCCATTTTATTCTCCTCTTCCCCCGGCACCCATCTTCTCGATGCGTTCCAGATTTACATCGGCCCTGAGTAGCGCGATATCCTCCTGTGACTCAATCTTCTCACGGGTGATATCCTGACGTTCCCCTTCTCGCCGTTCCTCAAACTCTTGCTTGGACGCAAACTCGTTTGCTTTCCTCTCCATATCCGCGATCTTGATGTCCAGTTCCTTGTCGCGTAATTGCACTAACGGATCAACCTGACCTTCACCAGGCGGTAGCAGTGCCGTCATAATCTCTTCCGTATATGTCGCAATAAGTTGGGCTACTCTAGCTTCCACATCCACTTGTTGTGCCTGTTGTCCCATCTGTTGTGCCTGTTGCTCCCCAACCATCATTTCAGCCATCACTACTCCTCTGGCCTTGAATGCTATATGTTCACAGATATGGGCCTGAAGAAGAGCAAATATAGCCGGCGTAGACGCTGGAATCGGCGTCTTCATAAACATCATATGCGCTGCAATATGAGCGTCATGGTCCTGTGTCGGGAACGCCTGAAGCAATTCCTGAATAATGGACTTGGCATTCTCTATAGCCGGATCCGTTGGCTGTGGCGGTTTTGGCGTTGGTAAAATCCCCTCAATGTTCTGCACCCCAATCGCTTGGTAGATGCGACGGTACGCCTCATACAAATTATGCATTTGCGGATTGGTCTGGGCCAGTTCGAGTTGCGTCTGAGCCAGCGCAAGCCTTTGCGACATTGAGAAGATATTCGGGTCAGAAACTGGTACAATATCGACACGTTCATCGAAGTCTGCCTGTTTAATAAGGGATTCGGCACCCCATACACTATAGGGATACATAGGAGGTAATGATTCAGCGAACACCCTGGCTAGCATCCTAAATTCATTTTTCTGTGCATAGTGTAACCGCTTGTGTATGGCTGACATCACCTTCGACCCTCGCTCGAGAAGAGCGACAGTCGTTCCTACTGCGGCTTGCTGGTTGCCATCACCAACCTGCAAGTCCGCTATTGCCGCAAAACGCCTTCCGGCATCCACGACAAATCCAAGAAGAGCGTAAAGCGTTTGACTTGGTTCTTTGTACGGCAGAGGTAGTATGCTTTCTTTTAAAGCACCTCCAGGGACATCAATATCACGAAAT